AAGTAGGTGTTTTAATTACACAAGTTCAATGGGCTTTGACCTTTCCCAACCTACGTCAACATCGCTTTCGCTACCTCCCGCCTCGTTCCTAGTGCTAAGGAGTTTTTATGAACTTATTGTATGTGTATCCCTCAGCAAGATCCGCTGGCCACGAGCATTACCTCGGCTAACTCAATGCTTTTACAAGGAGGGTATATTATTTTTTGAGAGATTCTGTAAGTGCCTTGGATCCGCCTACACGGACGTTTATAATGCCATTATAATATTCTTCAGTAAGTAATACTTCTCTGTCGAATTGTTCTTTAGCCTCTAGATAAGACAGTTGTCCTCTAGTTGTACAAAAATATAAGATTTCTCTAGTAAAGTTTTCTTCGCCTAGTTCATTTACGTCTGCTTGTAGTTTATCTGACGATCCCCAATAGTCACGCCAGTCACTTTCTACAGTACTTCGCCTTTTACGTTTTTTGCCTTTGAGCGGTGGTTTGGTTCTCTTAAATTGTGCTAATTTTTTGCCAATATACTTTTTGCCGTTAGTCAGATTTGTAATGAGGTATACAAAGCCAATAATTCCTGAAGGAATTTCTTCTACAAGTTTTCCTTGGTATGTCCAATGCATACGTTGTATATATCATTTATCCTCATAAATCTACTGATTATGGTATTAAAAATTACTTTTTAGAATTTCATAAGTGTGTTGCCAATTTTCTACTTGATATACCGTGCCATTGTTCAAGTTAGTAACTGCACCCGCTAGTGCAAAATCATTGCCACCAGGATTGCATTTGTCGCCAAAAAAGTAAATGTCTTGCTCTTTATCTATGCCATTTAATACTTGTGACTTATCCTTGCCCTTTTCAAAAATATCAATACCAGTTTCTCCACCAATAACAGCATCTAACCTTGAAAACTTTTGGTTAATTTTTGCTGCTAGTATGTTTCTCGCATTGTGTTTTTCGTCCCAGGGTATAAAGATTTTTCTGTCTTCTACTGTTGCGTTTCTGCCAGGGATACTTACGTTTACTGTGCCTATTCTTTTTTCTATATGTCTGCCAGTTTTATGTGGATAATTAAGTTTTTCAAGTTCGTTAATAAAGTATTGTTCTTCTTGTTCGTTTATTTGCCAGTCTGATTTATATGTTTCTATGCCTTTAACAAAGTGATGATTGCCACTACATGCAAATATAGCTACAAACTTGTCACTTAAATCTTTGCCTAATTGTTCTTCTACTTTTGGATAATCACTACCAGTACAAATATAGCACGAGTTTTTGCCGGCAAATTCATGCATAAATTGTTTGAATTCTGTGTCGATATATTGACGAGCATCTGTCAATGTACCATCTAAATCAAAAAGGTAGTTCATCGTTGTCTTCTATAACTCCATTGTTATACAACTTAGCCCAGATGTCAATCGGAATTTTACCATTATTTCTTACATCTGTTCTTTTTTTACTTGTATTGATTTCAATATTTTTCCAATCAATACTATAATCTGTTGTGCCTGCGATACTACCAATGTCAACTGTATCAACTGTTAAGCTACCTATGTCAAATGTAGTGTCTGATGTGGTAGTTACATCAATTGTATATGTGTCTTCATTCATGTCATTTTGCATCTACTACCTCCGTATCAACGCTAAATGTTGTGAAGCCATTTTCCTTAATGACTTGTAGTATTGTATTAACACGGCCCTGTAATTCGTCTCTGTGACTAATTAGGAAAATGTTTTTATTACGTTCTCTTTCTATCTTCTTTAAGATACCTAATGCAGCGTCAACACCATTCGTGTCCATGCCACTGTCAACGAGTTCGTCGATAGCCAAAAAGTTTAATGGTGTGTTCATTGTTTCAAAAACATCTCTAAACGACCAACTTAAACCTAGTATTAGTCTGTTTCGTTCACCACGTGACAGGTTATCAAAGTCCAGCTCACGACCTAGTTCTGTAATTTCTACAGTTAAGTCTGGCTGGAAAGCAACTTCGTGTGGTAATCCTAGTTTAGTTAGATAATAAGCAAGTCTGCTATTCAAGTATTGTAAGTTTTGTTCAATAATACGTTTACGTATAAAACTATCTTTGTTGGTTAGTAGTTTGTACAAAAAGTCCTGGTGTTCTTTTAATTGTACAAGATCATTCATTGTTTCCCAACTTACTTCTTGTAATGCAGTTTCTTTAAGACTATCAATCTGCTCTTGATATGTGTCTGATTCGTTTTCTTTGTTTTTGTATTCTGTACGCAAACTATCAACTTGATTTTGATGCTGATATGCTTCTTGTTCTGTGTTATACAATGTAGCCGGTATTTGCCCCAGATCACCTAACTGTTCGAGTGCACTTTGGTATTCTGTTTTAAATGTAAAGTCGTTGTTAATTAAGTCTTGTGATTCTTCTACTGCTAAACGTTTTGCTTTAAGTATTTCGCCGTGTTTTTCATCGTGGATCTTTTGACCACACGCATAACATTCGTGTTGCTCAGTTGCTAGTAAATCTTGTTTAGCTTTGTCCAGACGTTTTTGTTCTCTAGTAATACTATTGGACAGTTTTGTAATTTCAGATTCAAGTGTGTTTACTTGTGTTTTCTTTTCGAGGTAATCAGCTAATAGTTTATGATTTGCTAGTTCTTGTTCAATATCAATTTTTTCTAATACGTTAATAGCGTTTTCTAATTCTTGCAGTGACTCTGCTTTTTTAGTTTTCCAAAGATTTTGTCTACGTTCAAGGTCACCGATACTTTTCGTAATTGTGGCATTTGAATCTTCAACTGCTTTAATACGATACTCTTCTTCTTTAATTGCATCTTTTGTCAGCCTTTGCTGTTCTTTAAGAGCTTCTGCTTTTTCACTAAGCATAGTAATGCCAAGTAGTTGTTCGATAATAGCTCGCTGGTCGTTAGCTCGCATACTAAGGAATGGCTCTGTATATGTATTTAATGCGACAACATGTTTAAACATATCATGCGACATACCAAATAGTTTGTCTACTTGTTCTTGAGTTTGGCGATTTTCGCCTTGCGCTTCATTACCATCATCAGTGTTAATATTGTCAACATAAAATTTAAATATATTTGGCTTACGTCCTCGCTCAATACGATACTGTATGCCATCTATTTCAAAATCAAGCGTAACCAACATTCCTTTACCGTTAGTTTTGTTGATTAAGTTGTCTTTACGTATATTAGTTAGCGCATTACCGTACATTGCATACGATAATGCATTGATTATTGTAGTTTTTCCTGTTCCGTTACGTGAACCGTCTCCACCCAAGTCCATGTTATTACCCAACACTAGGGTAAGACCGTTATCACTAAAGCGAACTGCCTGTGTAACGTTACCAACGCTCATAAAATTTTTAATTGTGATGTCTTTAATTGTAATCATAGGGAATTATATATATCTACTAGCAGTTTTTTATCTATCATTTCGCTGTCAACAGCATTAAGGCTATTATACACTATCTGGTCAACATTTTAACCTCTAAATCGTCTACTTGTCGCCAATCCTGTGCATGTTCTTCCTTTTTACTTGGCATAAGTGTGATGTCACGTAAATTATACTGGTTAGCAAATGTTTCTTTAATAAAATTTGCTTCTTCATATGTAATGTTTACATCTAGTACTGCACGACAGTATGTTTTGTTGTTTAATATTCTATCTGCATCGTCAATAAGAGCACTGAGTGGGGTGGTTCTATATCTTGGACCGTCAAAGTCGATATATTCAGGCTCACCACCCCACGTCAGCTTCATCATACCACGATCATCGTCCCAAGCGTCAGCATAGTTGTGCGGAAAAGGAGACCCTAAGTAATGAATATTACCTTTTTGCTGTCGTTTGTGAAAATGTCCGCTAAACACGTATTCTGGCCCTAAAAGGTGCTCAGTGTTTAGCCCGCCGTGGTCCGGCATCTCTACCATTGCATTCATTTTAAAATAAGGAAGCTCAAAATGTCCAAACATATAACGAGCTTTTATTTTATTAATCTTTTTCCACTCATCACCAACTAACCAGGGTACAAGTGCAACGTCATCTTGTACGAGTGTGTCTTCAATTAATGTTACATTGTTGAATAACCCAGCATAAGGCAAACTGTTAAGGTCTCGCTTCTCTCGATAGTACAGATCGTGGTTTCCCATAATCATATACACATGTTCAAAGTTTTCGCTTAGTTTGCGAACGTTTTCTACGCTGTAGTTAAGGGTGCTTACATTAACACCAGCTCTGTGATGGTGCCAGTCACCTAAAAATATACAAGTTTCACAGTCTTCACTTTGTTGGATAAACCAATTAATAAAGTCTTGACAGTCATTATTATGCTGTCTACTATTATTTTTGTTGCCAAAGTGAATGTCTGTAAAACAGGCGGCTCGATTAAAAAATGTCATAAGTTCAGAATATAACTAACCTGTTGATAAGTCAACTAGAAATTAGACCCAGTTGCTTCTTTACGTTCTTTTTCCATTTGCTCATCCCACTTAGCTTTTTCAGCAGCTTCATGATCAAGTTGTCTACTAAAACTAGGATTAAATCCATTTTCTTGTAACAAGTCATCTCTAATGTTTTGGTTACGTTTTTCCAAGTTTAGTATTCTTGTAAAACTATTAGTTACAACGGCGGTGTAATATGCAAATGGGTTTTGGCTCTTTGCTTCGTTAAATTTTAAGCCAATTTGACTTAGTTGAAGCAGTGCATGACTGCGCATTTCATCTACATATGTATAACCTCTCCAGTTACTACGCATACTATAACGCTCACACAGTTTGATATACATTTTTGCAAGTTCATTTGTTGTTTTTCCATGCTGTGTATTAAATTTACCATTGTCTAGACCACCTTCCCAATGGCTACGAACTACTTCACGCATTTCACCACTGTGTGTTGCATAATGCTTGAATGGCGGAAAGTTAGTTTTTGCATGTAAGTCAGCTTCAGACTTTGGGTTAGTTTTTCTTTTAGGTTCTTCAGGAACGTGCTCAAAAGTCATAACACGATATATAAGTGTATTTGGATCAATATCGTCTGGGCTAACACGTGAGTCAGCCTGTTTAGGTTTATCTTTAGCTTTTCTTCCGTTTTCTTGCCATTCTCTGTATGAACGTTCGTAACCTTCACTGCTTAATTGGTGTGCTCTATTTTCTTTTGCTTGTTGAACAACTGCAGGATCAAAAATATCCTGGTAGTCTTCTACAATGATGTCAAATCTAGAATATTCATCATCTAGCAAGTAACAATATGTCATTTTGCTTTTGTGTATTTCTTTTAGCATATCTTTATTGTTTAGATAATTTTGTTTCCTCATTAAAAATTCCTTTAAATCTTTTATATTATAACATTGTCAAATAAAATGTCAACATTAAAATAGCACTTTACAAAACAATAAATAGTCATATAGGAGACTACTATGAGATACTCACAACTTATCGAAGCACCTGCAAATAATATCGCCGTGTTTTATGGCGGTAGGTTTCAACCTATGCACAGTGGACACAATAAAGTGTATATGAACCTTGTACGCAAGTTTGGTAGTGATAACGTATTTATCGCTACTATGGTTGGTAAGAATGCAACACCAGAAAAAGACCCTTTTACTTTTGATGAAAAGAAAATGTTAATGCAAAAAATGTTTGGTATACCAGGATCAAACATTATTAATACTATGCCTTATAGACCAGATGTTTCTGCTGCTGGCAGAGACCCAAATAACACAGCACTAATAGTTGTGTTTAGCGAAAAAGACGCTGGTAGACTCCAACCAGGAAACTATTTTAAAATGTATAGTGATGGTGAACAATTGTTGTCAAGTGACGAAGCAGGATACATTTATACTGTGCCTGTTGAAGATGACGGACGCAGTGCAACTACATTCCGTAATGCTATGCGTATGCCAGGATTAACTGAAAAGCAAAAGCAAGAAGCATTTGAAGATTTTTTTGGTAATTTTAATCCAGAAATATATGATTTTGTTAAGGACAAATTAAATGTCGGTAAGTGACAATAAACGAGCAAGGTTAACAGTACGTGGAAGTAGTGGCTTTTATTTTGGAGGCCCTGCAGTTGCGCTTACACCTACACAAGGAATAGTTTTTCCTAACCAGCCAGATATTGTTTACAACCAAAGTGTAAATTACACTCCGTACAACTTAACACACACAAACTATACAACGTATGCATATGCAAGTACTCCTAGTCCTACACTACAGATTACTGCACAGTTTAGTAACGTAACTGCAGAAGAACACAGATATACACAAGGTGTAATACACTTTTTACGCAGTGTAACTAAAATGTTTTATGGTTTAGGCGATGTACCACAAACACCAACAGCAGGTACTCCACCGCCTGTACTAAGTTTCAGCGCATTCGGAGAAACACAATTTAACCAAGTACCAGTTGTTGTTGGAAATGTTAGTATACCCTATCAAAGTGACACTGATTTAGTTGAGCATGAAGGTGCTGCACTACCAGCAGTACAAACCGTTGCATTAGATCTGCTAGTAACTGTAAATCCTGCAAAACAAAAACAACAATTTAGTAAAACTGCTTTTGTAAATGGTAATTTATATCAGGGAGGATTTATTTAATGACAGCCTATAAAGACTCTAGTAATTATTCAGCAACAAAAATGAATAGAAAATACTTAGATGTTTATTCTCCTAAAATTACAATAGACAATTTAAGTCAAGAAACTAAAAAAATTCGAGTAGGCAACAGGTATAATAGACGTCCTGACCTATTAGCATTTGATATGTACGGCAATGCCAGATATTGGTGGATATTTGTACACTATAACAGAGACATTTTAAAGGATCCAATAAATGATTTTGTTGCAGGAACTATTATTAATGTCCCTAGCAAGAAAATAGCTACTGGAGTTAGTTAATGGTTCAAACTAAAGACGGAGCACCATCCCTTGAAGCACAACTTGGGTTTCTCGTTAATGAAATGGGAACAGGTAATGGCGGAAACGTTAATGATTACCTAAACCCAAACATGAGTTCACGTGACGCTGCAATAGCATTTGAACAGCGTTACGAAAGAAGTGGCGGTTCTGCACTTAACAGAAGAATAAACAATGCAACAGAAGTTAGAGAGGCAGCAACTAACGGAACACTGTCTTCTATTAGCCCTAACGTAGCTACATCATACAATTACCTAGTAAGTCGAGGATACACACCAAACCAAGCTGCCGGTATTGTTGGAAACTTGATGGCAGAAAGCGGCAGGAATCTAGATCCAAACGCATTTAATCCAGCGGGTGGTAATTTAGGAGCCTGGGGTATTGCACAGTGGCGTGCAGATCGCCAAACAAACATGTTAAACTGGGATAATGGTGAAAATGAAGTTATACCTAGTGAAGATTTTACACCAGAGCCAGAAACTCCGTCTGTTGAAACACCAGAAGAAGCACGTGAGCTAACAGATGTAGAAGAAAGATTTAACAGGGGCGGCGGCCAAAGTTTTTATGAAGATAATGTTTTAAATCAATTTGACTCTTATACCTACAGTTGGGCCATACACATGGTGCATCCGCAAACAGCACAAGACTTTGAAGAAAACTTAGCTAGAAACACATATGTAACAATTGCCGAAAGCGGTGTTGAAAATGAAATTAGTATTGAAACTGTAATACAGTCCAATACACTTACATTTGTACGTGATAATAGAAACAGTGTAGCCAATACTTTTGACATTTCATTACTAGAAGCAAAAGGATTTACATTGTTTAATCGAATTGTTTTAGCTGCACAAGATTTAGACATAAAAAATCATCTTGAAGCCTGTTATTTGCTGGAGTTAAATTTCCGTGGATGGCACCAAGATGGCACACCAGTAGATGAGATTGTTGGTCCTTATTATTATATGACAACAATTACTAATTTTCAAACCAAACACATGGATAGTGCTACCTCCTATCAAGTTGCATTTGTAGAAACACATCAAGAAGCATACAACAGATTGGAATACCATTTACGATCAGACATAACTGTTACTGCTTCTAACTTTGGAGATTTTTTAACAGACTTTGAACAAAAAGTAAATGATGAAACCGTAAAACAAACCTCACTAACACTTAGCAAACTTTATCCAACTTTATATACTTTTGGCGCACAAGGTGATGCAGAAGAATGGCTAAGTTGGGAGTTTGATGGTGTTGTTGGGGAACAACTAAATGAATCTAGAAACATAAGTGTGACAGCATCAGGCGGCACAGTGACGTTTAACTTAAAAGCAGGTACAGGTATGACTGCAGCAATTGCTGCAGCAATATTACAAACTCGAAATTTCAAAAGAGTACCTTTACACAATGGCCAGTTTGCAAAAGAAAATCCTGACACAGGAACTGCAGAAGCACCAAAACTAGCCGAGATGATGAGATGGTTTAGTTTTAGTACAGAAGTACTGTATAGAAAATTTGATGCACTGTCAAGACAATATCAAAAAGAAATCGTGTATAATATAACTCCTTTTATTACAATAGAAGGCATCCATGACCCAGTTAGTTTCAGTGAACTAAACACAGACACTAGATTACAAACATTGCGAATGGATAATATATTACGTAACGGTCTTTTAAAGAAACGTTTTGATTATACATACACTGGGTTAAACACCGAGGTTTTAAATCTTGACTTAACATTCAATAATACATTTTATTCATTACAGCCAATTAACGGTGGTGCAGTTCAAGGACAAGGAAGTTATTTTGATGGTTTGACTACTGCAGAGCAAAATGCTGTTAGAGCTAAAAATTCATTCCAATCTGTACGTGAGCAAATATCTAGTCTTAACAGACGTTTGGAAGAAATTGATAGAGAACGCCAAGCACTGTTTAGGAACCGTGGAGTTACCCCTGATGCCCTAAATGCTTTAGAACAAGAAAGACAAGCCACAGAATTTACAATTGCACAATTAAGAAGGCAGCAATTTGATACAACAACCTCTGCTGAAGATGCAACAAGAGAATTAGCAGAGTTGTCACGTAATACACAAAATTCACTAAGTCCAAGTGCAAAACAATATATTACTCAGTCTGATGTTTTTGCAGGATCATCGTATATAGATAGCATTGCAAAGTCAATGAATTTTGATTACAGAAGTGTAAGTGATAGTTTAGCAGCATCTGGTGCAGATTTAACTGACAATGTCGGAACTGCAATGTTAGGTGCATTAGAGCTTAATTTAAACGCTGTTGAAAGTATGGTAGAACAGCGTATTGATATACGTGGAGATCCTTATTGGTTAGGAAAGCCTAGAGGTGCTAGTGTAACTAACTCAAATCAAGCAAACTACAGTGAAGGTGGTATTGGTTATTTCTTACATGTACGTTTCCCAACTTACGAAGGCGAAGATGGGTTTATGAACCAGAACTTTGAAAACTTTACTATTACTGCATTGTTCCGTGTTTTAACAGTTCAATCAATGTATACAAATGGTGAATTTAAGCAATCATTAACAAGTTTTAGAGACGTAAACACTAATGTTCCTATGTTGATAGAACAATTGTTGTCTGGTAGGGTGCAAAACCAAGGGGCAAGAAACTTACAACAAAATTATATAGACAGTGATGGTGACGGAATAGACGATGTGAATGGTGATCCAATACCAACTGATAACTCAGAAGTTTTACCAGGAAGCTCAACTGGTGGCGACAATGGTAGTGTAGGTGGTGATACTGCTGGTCTCAATTCGCAACTCACTTCAGCACTTCAATCTGCTGCAGCAGAAGCAGGAGTAACTGCAGTTGTGACCAGTGGGGTTAGAAGTGGCGGTAGCAACCCAAGTGGTAGACACAATGGCAGTGCTGCAGATGTTCAATTGTTTAGCAACGGTAGATTGCTAAGTGTTGAAAACCCAGCTGATCTTGCAATAATTCAAACTTACACAAATGCATATCTTGTAGCTACACGTGCAGCAGGACTTGTTCCAAGTGTTGGTATTGGTAACCCAGCGTATGGATCAGGAAGTGAACTTTATATGAGCGGAACTGCATTCCATTATGATATTGCAAGAACGCCAGGATTTTCAAGTGCAGCATCTGATCCAAATGCCGGTCCATATTGGGGAGGCAGTGGTAAAACTTCTGGCCATGCACCGCCTGCTTGGTTAGTTAATATGTATAATAGTTAATAGTTTAAGGAATCATAATGTCAAAAGAGGCAAATAAATTTACAGGTAGTAACAGAGACTCATTGGGTGTACCAGCAGTTTATCACAGTGGTGATCGCTCTGGGTTTATGATGGCCAATGGCATATTTTTAGCAAAAGTAGTTGATGTTGCGTCTGGTGATTACGACCAAGCCATATATGTAGAACTTGTAGGACAACAAACATTTGGGGAGCGTGATACTAGAGAGCAAAGGCATCAGTTTCAAAAAGTAAGAACAGTGTCTCCTTTTGGTGGTACTGTTACAGGAAGGGACACAACTGTTTCATATGGTTCATGTTTCCCTCCACCAGGACCGGGTACTGAAGTACTAGTTGGGTTTACTGGTAACGACTCTGTTGGGTTTTTATTAGGAGTACTACCACAAACTGGAAGAAATAGTAGTGTACCAGGATTACCTGCAAGCCAAATTGAAGGCGAACAAGGTATTGGGGCTAGTATAGATCCAGGTGCTGATCAAGATCAAAATATTCGACCAAGACATCCGGTTGCAAATGCAGTTGCAGCACAGGGTCTTGGTTTAGATCCTGCACGTGGTATTGGCAGTAGTGGATCACGTCGTGAATCACCAACTAATGTAGCAGGGTTTTTAACGCCAGGCGGTCATAGTTTTGTTATGGATGACGGCACAGTTGCATATAAAGAAGGCGAAAACTACGTTCCTGACCAGTCACGAAAAGAAGGTCAAAGCAACTTAATGAGATTACGCAGTGCTGGTGGAGCACAAATGTTATTCAATGATACTGAAGGCATTGTTTATATTAACAATCAAAATGGTAGTAGTTGGATACAAATGGACTCTAATGGCAATGTTGACATTTATGCACAAGGAAGTATCAGCTACCACACAGAACAAGATTTTAATTTATATGCCGGAGGCGATATTAACTTAGATGCTGATACATTTAATATTAAAGCACGTGGTGCAGCAGGTATACAAGCTGAGACAGCAACTGGCCCAATGCAATTTAAGTCAAACAAAGACATACGCTTTACAACTGATTTAAACTTACAGTTAAAAGCAACTGGTTATGGACGCATTAGTACAGATGGTATATTAGACTTGAACGGTCCAACGGCACTTGGCGCAGTTGGCCCAACAAGTGGAAGTTTAGCAGCAAACAGAACAGTTAAAGAAAGTATTAACCCACGTGTTCCAGAACATGAGCCCTGGGGTGGGCATACTGTACAAGCAGATACACAGGTCGCAGCACAAGCACCAGCTAGTGCACAAACTACAGCTAAAGATTACGATGTTTCTAATGTGGGATCAACACTTAGTGTGCCAGAAGAAGATACTGAAGCATTAACATTTGGTCCGCAAAATGGACGTGGGGGCAGACGCCGAAAAACAGGCCAAGCTGTTTCGGGTTCTGGTGTAGCTGTTTCGGGTTCTGGTGTGGCTGTTTCTGGTTCTGGTGTAGCCGCTTCTGGTTCTGGTGTAGCCGCTTCTGGGGCTGGCCCTGAACAAAATGATAAATTTAACCAACGCTGGAGTAGAGACGTATGATAGAAAATAAGTATCTTACTGATTGGACAGATTTTGTTGTTAAAGACCAAAACTCTGTTGATACCTTAATAGGTATTGACAATATTAGTGCTAGTGAAACATTAGAACTAGTAACACTTAACATGTCACGCTACAGTGGATATAATACATACGCTTACGATGTTAGTGAAGTTAGTCGTGGTATTACTGAACAAGAAGCATATGATATTTGGATTTCTGATTTTCAAAGAAATCAGCGAATTTTTATCAAGCAGTTAAAAGCAATTGGTATATTAGAAATATCACAATGTACGTTTGATGGGCTGTTACTATATTTTATTATTAACGGTGATATTTTAACTGTTACTGCACCAGAGAAAAATTACGAAATCAGAGAATATATTGCCAACAAAGACTGGGATATAGTAGCAAGTATTATTAAAAGAAGTAACTTCAATTCACCATTTTGTATTCGTGCTGCTAGTATTATTAAACTTGCTGACTATGGAAAATATAAAACAAGAAGTTGGATGAGACAGACTGGCATTTTTGAAATGCGTGATAAAAATGAACTAGGAACCTTGTCAGTAGAACAACTTGCACGTGCAAGATTTGCATATTATGCTGAAACATTAAAGTTTTTGCCTAAAACTCCGGAAGGTATCAAGCGTGGTATTGCTAAAGAATATGAAAAAACTATAACTGTAGAAAACTTCACATTTTCTGATTCAAAAGTCTTTACACTTTCACAAACTCCTAGCATGGAACCAGTTGAAAAACTTAAAGTAGAATTAAATGGAGTACAAATTCAACACTACTTTGACTTTACAATTGTTAATAATGTAGTTACTATAGTAAAAGAGTTAAAAGAAGGCGATATTATACGTTTTACCTTTAAAATTTAAAAAGTAGTAGTTAATTTTGCGATAAATATTATTATGGTAACATATGTTGGATATAGCACAATTAACAGAAATACAATAAATGCAGTACTCACTGACAAAGATTTAGCTTTGCGTGACCTGCTAAATCATTTCTATACTCGACAAGGCGAAAGAGTAATGAACCCAACGTTTGGGTCTATTTTGCATGATTTAGTTTTTGATCCTTTAGACGTAAGAACAGAAACACTTGCACAAGAAGATGTTGAACGTATTATTAATAGTGATCCAAGATGGAACTTTGTAAGTCTGCAATTATCTAAACCAGTAGATCATCAGCTTGATATACGAGTACGTGTAATTTATAATGATACTGGCACAGCAGAAGAACTATATCTAACTTATACAAGTGAGGCGGAATAATGGCACAGGGCGCAAGACAGAGCAGTTTATTTGCGGCAGAAGATTTTAGTGTAGTATATGAAAGTTTTGCACAAGCAGACTTTCAAGCATATGATTTTGACACTATTAAAAATGCAATGGTAGAATACATTGACACCAACTATCCAGAAAACTTTAATGACTGGATTAGCTCAAGCGAATTTACAAGTTTACTAGAACTGATGGCATTTTTAGGTCATAACTTGGCGTTCCGTAATGATCTAAACTCACGTGAGAATTATTTAAGTACTGCAGAGCGTAGAGACAGTGCACTCCGCATTGCAGAATTTTTAGGATACACACCAACCCGTAATGTTGTATCACGTGGTTATTTAAAAATTGACAGCATTAAAACAACAGAAATAATTTATGATGTAGACGGCAACAGTTTAGCTAATGTTGATTTGCAATTTGAAGACGTTACAGATCCAGCTGCGTATCAGAACTTTTTAACAGTTATGAATTCAATTTTTCAAAATAGTAATCAATTTGGTGCGCCACATTCAAAGTTTACACGCAACGGTACTACTAATGAAGTATACAGAACCAAAAGCGTTAATACACCAGTAAATTATGCATTTAACGGAAATATTGCAGGTGCAAGATCAACATTTGGTATACACAGTGTGTATTATAATGAAACATTAAATCGTTTACAAGAAAAAACACCTGATCCATATGGTGCATTGGATATTTTATATCGTAATGATAACGGTGGATTTAGTAGTCCAAACACTGGATTCTTTTTTGGATTCAAGCAAGGAACATTAACATTTAAAGATTATGATATTACTGAAGGATTGCCAAATTTGGTTCTAGATGTTGATGACAATAATATTGCTAATGGAAATGTTTGGGTACAAACAATTGATGAAACTGGTCAAGTACTTAACAACTGGGCACAAGTTGATAGAATTTTTGGACTAAACTCAATATATAACAATGCAAGCAACAACTTTAGAAACATCTTTACAGTTTCAAGTAGAGAAAATGACCAAATTAGCATCGTGTTTGGTGATGGTAACTTTGGTAATATTCCACGTGGAATTATACGTGTGTGGTATCGCACAGGACTAAATTTAAGTTACGTGCTAAATCCAGAAACATTTGGAAGAGTAACATATTCTTTTAACTATATTGGTTTAGACGGAAACACATATAATGCTAGCTTTACTGCAAGTTTAAAATCTACTGTTAGTAATGCAAGTGCACGTGAAAGTTTACAGAGCATTAAAGACAATGCTGGACGTTTTTTTAGTACACAAGACCGTCTTGTAACTGCAGAAGACTACAGCATTTTCCCACTAACTGTTAGTGAAAATATTCGTAAAATTAAAAGTATTAACCGTGTACATAGCGGGCACAGCCGTTTTAGAGATTTTAATGATCCAACAGGTAGTTATAGTGATGCTATTAACTTTTTGGATGACGGTTATCTATACAGAGAAGATGTTTCAACACGCAATATTATTAGTTTGCCAACAACATTAAACAGCGAACAAACATATAGTAGATATATTAAACCATTATTAGATAATCCAGAAGTTAAAAACTTTTATTATGACAGACATCATTATGGTCCTAATTATAATTACAATCCACAACTAGAATATACAGACACTACGAGTGGTATTGTTTATTATAACTCTGATGGTACAGCACTCAATACATTCCGTTGGAATCAAATTACAAAAGGATCAAATGCAAGCTCTGGATACATTACTGATGATACTGCAGTTGTACAAAGAGTTGGTGCAAGCAGTACAAGCCCAATGGACAAAATTGGTGTAAACTCAATGATTGAGTTTATTACACCTCCATATAAAATTGGTTATGTTGAAAAAGTAACAATTTTAAATGGCGGTAGTGGATACACAACTGAACCAACAGTTACTATTACTGGATCGGGGACAAATGCAACTGGAACAGCAAATATTGACGGAACCGGCACAGTTATTAGTGTTAGCATCACTGACGGTGGTGTAAATTATGACAGTAACACGAGTATTACATTTAGTGGAGGCGGCGGCACTGGTGCTGCAGCATCTCCAGTAATTAAAAGTGCAGATACACAATGGGTTAGAGTAACAGGAATCTATAATGACGGCCTGGGCATTGATAACAGTGTTGGCACACCAACTGGTATTGACTTACTTGGCCGTGGTAGTATTGCACTTAGTGGAGTTATTCCTAGCGGTGCACGTATTAAAAGAATTATACCAAGTTGGGCAAAAGATTTAACTAGTACAGTTAAAACTAATGTGTTGGCTAAACTTGCTAATAACAATAGTTTTGGATTACGATATGATGCACTTAATCAACAATGGAAAATTGTTGATAGTAGTGATTTGGTTACTAGTTCACAACTTAATAATAATCCATCTAGTTGGAGTCGACTATATGAAGGAGACGTAACAGGTACTGGGTTAGATAATAGTTGGATTATTCGTGTAAATTACACATCAACGGCCTGGGAAATTATTACAAGAAAAACACGTTACATATTTGGTAGTGATTCTCAAGTTAAATTTAATAATTTAAATTTCCAAGAAACGTTTAGCAGTGAAACACTGAAGCCTAGCATGGACAACATTAAAATATTGAGTATGAATACTAAAACTTCAACTAACAATGTTGCACTTGGTACAGACTATACACTAAATGCATTTGGCTACTTTACGTATCCAGATGGGTATACTGATCCACACAAAATTAGATTAACACTTGCATCGCCTTCTAATGATGGTTTTCCATTAACTCCAAGTGCATTTAACGATATTGTTGATCTTGATAGTA